GAGCCGACAGAGGCCTCCTCGGTAGACTTGCCAGAACCATCCACTGGCGGCCCCCCCGGGCTCCCCCCCCGGCCCGTCCCCCGCCACTACGTCCTGGCCCTGCCCTGGTGGACTATCGGGCAGGAGGATCCCGGTGAGGGGAGCGCGCACATCTACGAGCCCTCCAGCGGATCCGTGCGCGCCCTCGACCTGACTGCCCCGCGCGATCCGCACCGCCCCGGCCCCCGTGAACTCGGCAACTGGCCCCGCGTCCTCGCCGTCATCGCGCCCGAGAACTGACCTGCAAGCGCCCTATCCGTGACTCACGGGATGAGAAAAGGTAACGTCGTCGTGGACAGTGGGCGCATGAAACAGGTACTCCATCTCGCGTTCCACTGAGGGCAGTCCATGACGAGTACCAGTTGTGTGGGAGTGATATCCATGTCGACACGGCGAGCCATGCCACTCATCACTGTGCGCGATCTTGATGCTGCCATTGAAGCGTATCGTCGCCTCACCGGGATGGAGGTGGTCATGAATCATGTCTGGATCGCCACCCTGCCCCCGCCAGGCGATCGTTCCATCCAAATCAGCCTGATCGCCTCGGATCCCACGGCTCCTGTCAACCCGGCGGTCTCCATCGAGGTGGATGATCTGGATGATGCCTACCGGATCGCTCGGGAGAACGGCTGGGAGATCGTGCATGACCTCGCTGTGGAGGAGTGGGGAGTGCGTCGTTTCTTCTTTCGGGATGTGGACGGCAACATCGTGAACGTCCTGTCTCATCTGTGATTCCAGCGTTGGTGGGGCATCGCGTGGTGCTTTGCCGCATGAGGCGGGTCGGTCCATGATGGATGAACTCTCGTGAAAGGACTCCCATGACCACGTGCGCCCGGATCGCCCGCCTCATCGACCACACTCTCCTCAAGCCCGAGGCCACCACCGCCCAGGTCAATGCGCTCATCGCCGAGGCTGCGGACCTGAACACCTACAGCGTGTGCGTCTCCCCGAGCCTCCTGCCGGTGGACGTACCCGACGACCTGCACGTGGCCACCGTCTGCGGCTTCCCCTCCGGCGCCCACGCCACCGCCGTCAAGGCCGCCGAGGCCGCCGACGCCCTGGCCAAGGGCGCCGAAGAGATCGACATGGTCGTCAACCACACCTCAGACGCCCACCCCTGGTTCCAGGCCTCCCGCTCGGGCCCCGAGGGCCCTTACGGGGACTTCTACGTGTGGGCCGACGACGACTCCGGCTACGACGACGCCCGCATCATCTTCGTGGACACCGAGGAGTCCAACTGGGCCTACGACGTCGAGCGCGGCCAGTTCTACTGGCACCGCTTCTTCTCCCACCAGCCCGACCTCAACTACCGCAACCCGGCGGCCATCGAGGCCATCCACGCCCGCATCCCCTTCCTGGTGTGCGCCCGGCGGGGCGCGCCGGGGGGGAGGCCGATTCTATGCTTGGGCACATGAGTAACCCAACATTTGAGATGGTTCAGCGGGCGTCGTCCGCTGAGCTGAGCAACATCCCCTATGGCCACATGCGTGCAGCGAAGAGGGCCCGGGTGCTGACGTCCTTGCTCCGCTTAGTCCTCGACCAGGGCGAGGAGCCGGCGAGCGCCGAGCGCGTCGCATCGGTCTGCGAGGCGACCCTCGTGCTGTGCCGCGAGATCGACCGCAGCCTCGGGTACCCCATCGGCTCCCAGGGCGAGCTGGCCCACGTCGCCTACGAGTGCTGCGCGGCCGACGAGACGGCCAGCGCCGATGAGCTGCTGCTGTGCCTCGGCGACTTCGCCCACCGCACCGACGGCCTGCCTGACGGTGATGACGTGCTGAACCTCGGCATGGTCGCGTGCCTCGTGCGGAGGGGGCTCCCGCTGTGACCCAGGCGCTCACGCCGGAGCAGGAGACGTCCCGGGAATGGCTCGTCAGCCACCCGAGGGGTCTCCTCATCGCGGGCATGGGTACCGGAAAGACGTGGACGACGCTTCGCGCGCTCGCTGACCTGTCCGCTGACGCCTTCCCGGCCCTCGTCCTGGCACCACCTACGGTCAGTGAGTCCACATGGTCTGACGAGGCCGAGCGCCGCAGCATCCCGCTCGTCGTAGAGGCCGCCCCGCGCACACCGGCATCGAAGCGCCGCGCCGCCCTAGCTGACACGCTGGCCGACGTCGTGGTGCTCTCCAGCGCCTCGATCCGGGATGCCGTGCTCAGCGACACGGTGTGGCGCACGGTGGTGGTCGATGAGGCCAGCGGGTACATGACCCCCTCGGCGAGCCGGGGCGAGTCCCAGCGCGCCCGAGCGCTGCGGGAGCTAGCAGCTGCGGCCGATCGGCTGTGGCTGCTGACCGGCACCCCAGGCCATGACCCGATCGGGGTGTGGTCGCTGGTGCGGATGCTCGACCGGGGGGAGCGCCTCGGCAAGACGGTCACCCGCGCTCGGGACGAGTACCTCACCGAGGGGCGGATGCTCCCCACAGGCGCCCGAGTCGGCCGCGAGCCGCGCCCCGGGGCGATGCGGCGGCTTATCCGCAAGGCGTCCGACGTGATGCGATACGCCGAGGCCGGCGAGGGGCTCGTGCTTCCCGAGGTGGACTACCAGGCGCTCACCCCGACCATGGGGTGCGAGGCGGTCCGCATGAGCAGGGAGCTGCTCGCCGACGGCGTGACGCACCTGCCCGACGGGCGCGAGGTCTACACGTCGGGGCCAGGTGCCGTGGCGAACCTGATGCACCAGCTCACCACTGGGGCGATCTGGTACCGGCCGCCGCTCGACCCCGATGCTGAGCCCGAGCTGGTTCAGGTGGACCGCATTCGGCCGGCTCTGGACTACACGGCCTCGGCCGTGCGCGCTCGCCGGAAGGTCACTGGCCGCGGCGTTCTGGTGATGACGTGGTTCAGGCATGAGGGGCCGTATCTGCGGGCTCAGCTGCGGGAGATGCGCATCGGCTCGGCCAAGCGCGCCGAGGACCGCGCGGCGTTCAACGCCGGCAACCTTGACGTGCTTATCGCCCACCCGGCGTCAGCGGGTCACGGGCTCAACCTCCAGTTCGGGGGTGAGTCGCTGGTGTGGTCCTGCTTGCCGTGGTCGCTGGAGCTGTGGGAGCAGGCCAACGCCCGACTCGCCCGGCCAGGCCAGACGGCGGAGCGTGTGTCCTGCCAGTTCAACGTGCCGGTGTACGACCGCGGAGAGCCGTCTATCGCTTCCGCGATCTTGGACGCGCTGGGCCGCAAGGCGGACATCCAGCGGACGGTGTTCACCACGCTCGGCCTGAGTGATGAGGAACACGGGGGTGTCAACTTGACCGATTCGGATGACGCCACATATATTTGAGCCATGGACGACGACATCTGCAAGGAGGTGGACAACCTCCGCAACCTGATCGAGAAGCAGGAGGCGAGCCTTTCCCGCTTCACCACCGAGCGCCGCCGGGCGCTCAACCGGCTCCACAAGCTGGGCCTCCCGTGGCCCATGATCGCTAGTGAGGTCGGAGTCACCACGCAGACAGCAATGCGCTGGGCAGGTAAGTTTGAGCGACGACACAGAAAGGAGGTGTCCGGCTGATTATTATCACGATCTGGCACTACTACCGCGCCAAGCAGCGCGGAGAGCGCTACCCCTGGATTTTCTGATCCAGAACCCAACCAAGACCACCACATACCCCGAGAGGAACACACATGAGCGTCAACGTCACCACTGGCCCCGCAACCCTGTCCTGGCCCCACCTGGCTGATCTGGAGGCCCGCAACGGCAACAGCAAGCCGAAGGTCTCCACTGCTGTCTTGGTCCCCAAGAGCGACACCGCCACCATCGAGGCGCTGAAGGCCGCCGTCCGCGAGGCCGCCGCCGAGAAGTGGGGCACCAAGGTCCCGAAGAGCCTGCGCACCCCGCTGAAGGACGGCGACAATAGCGACTACGAGGGACAGGCCGGCCACATCACCTTCAACGCCTCCTCGATCCGCCGAGTGCCCATTGTGGGCACTGACCTCCTGCCTTTCTCTGACGAGAAGATCGCCGAGGAGGTCTACGGCGGCCAGAAGGCCCGCGTCGCGGTTCGTGCCTTCGCCTACGAGGTGGACGGGTCCAAGGGAGTCTCCTTCGGGCTCCAGATGGTCCAGATTCTCGGTGGCGGGGAGCGCTTCGGCGGGGGTGCCGCCTCGGCCGAAAGCCTGTTCGGACCCGCTCAGCCGTCGGCCAGCCAGCCGGGCACCGTCGAGGACCCCCTCGCGGGCCTGCTGTGAGACCCGAGACCCCCGTTGAGCGGGCGCTGATCGCAGCGGTCAGCGCCCGCGGGGGTCTAGCGATCAAGCTAGCCCCCACGATGCGCGGTCTGCCTGATCGGCTGATCCTCCTGCCGAACGGGGAGATGAGGCTGGTCGAGCTCAAGGCCCCCGGCGAGACGCCGAGGGGGTCGCAGAGGATGGTCCACCGGCATCTCGAGGCCATGGGCCACCCAGTCACCACGATCGACACAACTGAAGGAGCAAGACGATGGGCCGAGACGCACGTGACTCGGTGAACCACCCCAGCCACTACGCCGAGGGATGGTCCAACGGCGCCGAGGTCATCGACATCACGGAGAACCTGAACTTCAACCGCGGGAACGCGGTCAAGTACATCGCCCGAGCGGGGCGTAAGGACGCGATGAAGACCATCGAGGACCTGAAGAAAGCGAGGTGGTACATCGACAGGGAGCTGAAGAGACTAGGGGATGAGTGAGTGACGACCCCCTCAGGCCGCAGAACTTGCGGGACCTGAGGGGGTCGTCATATTCTGTAGTCATGCCAACCCTTTACCTAGACACCGAGACCTACTCTGACATCGACATCTCGGCCGGCGCGCACCGCTACGCCGAGAGCCCCGAGGCGTGCATCACCCTCGCCATGTGGGCGCTCGACGACGAGCCCGTGAAGATCACCGAGGGGCCGACCACCGAGGGCCACGACCCGGCGCTGTGGAAGGAGTTCATCACCCTCGTCAGAAACCCCCGGGTCACGAAGGTCGCCCACAACGCCGCGTTCGACCGCATCCAGGTCAGCGCGTACACCCACGGCCGCGCCGCCGGCGCGTACCTCGACCCCGCTGAGTGGATCGACACCATGCACTGGGCCTATCTCCTTGGCCTCCCCGGCTCGCTTAAGAGCCTCGCCAGGGCGCTGAAGTGCGACGACAAGGACACTGCCGGGACGCTGCTCATCAACCGCTTCGCCAAGCCGCAGCCGGCCACCAAGACGTTCCGCGGCGGCCGCCGCGTGCCGAGCGACGACCCCGGGCGCTGGGCCGAGTTCCGCGCATACGGCGTCCAAGACGTCGAGGTTCTCCGACAGGTTCACCGAGCACTGGAGCGCGAGTGGCAGGCCATCGGCCTGTCCCCCTCAGCGCTGGAGCGCGCCGTCGAGCTCACCGCCGAGAAGATCACGGACACTGGCCTGCCCCTCGACGTCGAGCTGCTGCACGCGCTCCAGCGTTGTGAGGACGACAACGTGCGCGCTCAGGCAGTGGAGCTGAAGCGGATCACCGGCCTGTCGAACCCGAACAGCACGGCGCAGCTGCACACGTGGTTCGCGTCGAAGGGGCTCAGCCTCCCTGATCTGCGCCGAGGGACCGTTGAGCCCTTGGCTGCGGACGAGTCGCTGCCGGCCGAGGTGCGGCGAGTCGCCGAGCTGCGGGTGGCGTCGGCCCGTGTCGCGGGCAAGAAGCTCGCGGCGGCTGAGCTGCGGCGGGGCGCCGGAGACCGAGCCCGCGGGACTCTCCGATACCTCGGCGCCCACACTGGCCGCTGGAGCGGAAGTGGCTTCCAGCCGCAGAACCTCCCCCGGGAGCAGCTGCCCAAGGGCGAGACCGTTGACGACGTGCTCGACAGGTGCCTGCTCGGCGAGACCGTCAGCCCCACCGAGGTCGCGGCGTGCGTGCGCTCGGTCATTGCCGGCCCCCTGATCGTCTGCGACTACACCTCGATTGAGGCCATCGTGCTGGCCTGGCTCGCTGGCGAGCAGTGGGTGCTCGACGCCTACGAGGCGAAGCGGGACCTCTACGTCGAGACGGCATCGCGCATGAGCTCCGCCGTCGGCCACGAGATGACTCGGCAGGAGGGGAAGACTGCGCTGCTCGGTTGCGGCTACGGTGCGGGGCCGAACGGTCTGAGGGCGTTCGCCGGCGACGTCCCGAGTGACGAGGCGCTTCAGGCCCAGGTGGACGCATGGCGCCGAGCGAACCCCCACATCACGGCGCTGTGGGACCAGCTCGGCCGCGAGTTCCGAACCGGCGGAGAGCGCATCGTCGCTGGGCAGGACTCCTTCGGTCGAGCCTTCCGCCGGATGCTGCTTCCGAGCGGCCGAACCTTGATCTACCGGGGCATCCGCGCGACACAGGACCGATGGGGGCGCCCCTCGGTGGCGTTCTGGGACGCGCGCCAGGGCATCGCCGTTGAGACGTTCGGTGGACGCCTGACGGAGAACCTTGTGCAGGCCGTGGCCCGCGACTGCCTGGCATCTGCGATGGTGCGCCTGGATCGCGCCGGTTTCGAGATCGTGGCCCACGTCCACGACGAGGTGCTTATCAAGGGGCCGGATGAGTGGTGGGACTACGCGGCGGGAAAGCCGTCCGCCGCCGGCATCGAGGCATTCCGCAAGGTCCGGGACATCATGAGCTCCGACCTGCCTTGGGCGCCGGGCCTGCACCTGCGCGCCGCCGGCGGCGTCGTGGACCGCTACCGAAAGCTCACGGACGCCGACGAACTTGACTAGCCGCAGAACATCTGCATACGATTTGCACAACCCAACCAAGGAGGAAACCCATGGCGACACCAGCCATCATCGAAGACTTTGCCGAGGAGATGGAGAAGGCACTCCGGGCTGTGCTCCCGACCCACGTCAAGGATGTCCGCGTCACACCGAAGAGCGTCTGCGCCTTCCTCGACGAGAAGAGGGACGGGACTCGCGTCTCAAGGAGCTTCGGCGTGGATAACCGCGGAGACTGGCACCTGCGAGCGATTGAGTGGTCACCGACTGGCCGGACCACCACGGAGTCGGGTCGCATTCACGCTTACTCCCGAACGGGGCGTGGTGGCCTCGCGAGCAAGGCAGCGGACTGGTTCGCGCGGGACTTCGCGGAGGTGGTTTCCCAGTGAGACGCCAACTCAGCACGCTCGCCGTCGAGCAGGACGAGCGAGCCACCGCAGAAATCTGCGACCACCTAGAAGACCTCGCCTGTCACCGAGGCCAGTACTACCAGCGGGATATGAAGCGAATCGCCGACCCGCTCGGCGCCAAGGCAGGCAACCTGTCTGAGCGCCTCGCCCGACGCCCCGAGTGGACCATCGGTGAGGTTCTCGCCCTTGCCGATGCCGGGCTGCTCCCCGGGGCCCTGCGAGCTCGCATCACCGAAGCGATGGGGGGCTCTGCCGAGGATGGCGGAGCTGAAGCGATCAGCCGCGAGGTGGCCCTCGACTACAACCGGGCGCGTAACGCCATCATCGTCCTCGACCGGGGGCGGGAGATCGGGGTAGCCCGGTTCCACGCCCGGCTGTCCGACGCAACCACCAAGCTTGTCCGGGGAATCTGCAAGATTGCCGGCACGCACGACTAACCTCAGAATACATGCAGCAA